TACCAAGAAGATGTACAGAAGTTTTCTTCTGCACTCTTTAACGGTGTTTCTAGCAAGTAATCAGAAATAATCAAAAACAATCTGTTGGGTCTAACCAGGCCCAACAGTGCGAATTCAAACGACAATGAAAAGAAAAAAATCAAAAATAAAAGTGAAAACAAAAAGAATTAAGAAACTATCTATGTTCCAATTACAGAACACAGGCAGAGTTCATGAATTTGGTTGTTGGATCTCAAGGAGATAATATGTGGCCCTACAACGACTGTGAATGGCGAACACTAACATACGGAATATCAAATATGAAAAAAAGAGCAAGTCAAAAAACAAAAGATAAAATATTATTGATTGCGATGTGCGTATTGCCTTATGCGGCAATGGCAATAGTAATGTCAATTTTAATTAAATAGTACTATGACAACGTGGCATCTAGATTATTACCCGAATGCTGGCAACTTTCAAGAGTACACCTACGAGTGTGAATGGATAGAATGTGATTGGAAAATTGTATACGGTACGTTTAATTTAGTAACTGCTTTTTGGTATCCTTGGATAAGAATCAATTATCCCAACTAGACTATAAGATCTAATATAGTCTGTAACTTGCCTTTAATCGCCTTATTATTAAGAGTATTTCTTAGGCCAGCATGAAGATTTTTTGGCCAGCATTCAAACGCACACCAACAGTAGCCGGAATGTTCACCATTTAGTTTGGGTAGGAATTCTGATTCAATTGCAATCACATAGGTATGAAAGAAAAACTTTTGGTCATTGGATGTAAACAGTTCTAATGGTATAGTTTTTTTAAAAGCAGGTGTTGCACCTACTTCTTCTTGAATTTCTCTCTTTAGTCCTTCAAATGCTGACTCAGTAAAACGAGCTCGACCGCCCACTAATCCCCATTGTCCTCGAGTTTTAGCATCGTTTCTCTGTAGAAATAAAAATCTTTTGGTGCTGGTAGCGTAAAACAGAGCACCAGAACAAATAATATTTTGATCCATACAATTAGTTATTATTAGTAAGTTACGTTAGTACCAGAACCTGACTGTCCTGTGTCTGGTCCTGCATCATATTGTGAAGAGCTACCTGGTAAAACCATGGTCCATCTGCCTTGTGCGTAGATACCCTCATAAGATTTTTGCCAAGTTGTACCATTCCAACGATATTGAATGCCAGTGTTGGAATTAGTTATATAATGTTGTGTAGAATCTGGATCTGAAGCATCAAATACCACGCCCCATTTACTGGTTGATGAGTTATATTGAATGATATCATTAATACCTGCTCTCAAATTGCCCCAAGCATCTGCGTCAAATGTATTAGTAGAATCACCAATAGCATCTGTGATTAGATATCTGGTACCATTGGCTGGTGTGCCTGGATTGAATGTTAATGGATTGATAATTTTTGACACAGCAGTCAGTGTGTTGGCTGGTATGGTGTCTGAGTCTATGTTAAACAACAGGATAGTTTCATCCAACGGAGTGGTAGATATTGTGCCCACAATCTCATTACCGTTTTCCTGTTGCAGTTTAATTTGCGATGTGCCATTTACAATTGGTCCATATTGATTAATTAATGTGTTCCAATTCACTGGTGGACCAAACGCTTCAAAAGGATCATAATTTGAGTTTTCTTTGGCTCCTGTGTAGAATCCGTCGCCTCCTGAAGACACGTTAATACCCGTGGTACCTAACAATCTCAATTGATTGCCTGTTAGTAATAATCCAAAGTTGTTTGGAGAAATATAACTTCGAGTCATTAGAGAACCATCAATAAGACCCTTGGTTATGCCGCCATCGTCATCATAGATACTCATAATAATCTTTTGTATCACACCTAATTTAGATATTTTAACTGGTGGAGACAACCATATAGGCATTGAAAATCTCAGTGATGCTACATCAACTTCTGTGTCCGCACCTACTGGAATAGTTCTTGATGAAAATGTAATGTCTGTTAACTCAATATAACTTAAAGATGTCCAATCAATGTAGTTGTCAGATTTTTGTATTTCAAAATCTGGATTAAACAGATACAGGATCTGTTCCATTATCTGTAATTTTTGATCAGTGTTGGTGGTAAAAATATCAGCGGCTACATTCAAACGGAACGGAGATGGCATAACTTTTTCTACTGTGTATCCAGCACCTAATCTGTCTGTGTACTCACCTGTGGTTGAATTGTATTCTCGCTCTTTTAGATGTTGCTTTTCAATATGAAAAGGATTTTGCATTCGCTCTCTGTCATAGTCTAGAGCAGTAACATATGCGGCAATTCGAGGAGCATATTGTAGAGCATTTTCAGAATTGTTTCTTATAATGTTGGCTACCTGTCGAGTCATGTCTCCATATACCACAGGCACCGGTCTTAATTTTATTTGCCCATCGGAACCTTTGCCTGTTTCCACAGAAAAATTACTCAATACTCTAATAAATTGAGTTAAGAATTTTCTTATTTGTCCTTCGTAAAAATGTAGCATTAATTGTCAGCCTTGGGTTTTAGAGCATCTGTTAGTGCTTGTCTCTGTTCCACAGTTAACCCATTAATTGTGGTTGAAGTTGAATTGTTAATAAATCTTGTTTTATAGTTAGCTCTAGAATCTGTGTTGGTTGTAGTAAGTCTCACAGAGTCTTCCACTTTGATCCATCTTAACCCATCATAACGGAACAATCTGTTTGGCAAGAAATCAGTTCGTAACCAATAATCGCCTTTGTTTACATTGGAAGTAGGGAATGATGTACCAAAACCTGCTGGATAACCATTTGGTGGAACTCCATCGCCATCCACGTAGAATCCATAGTGCGATGCGGCAGGTGTGTCTAACACAGCATTGATTGGTTGATCTGATGAAACAGATTCAGATGAATTTACACCTTCTAATCTGATATTGCCACGCTCATCGATTGGAGCCACATAGTACTGTTTGTAATTGAATCCTGATTTAGGAGCATCCGCTTCTGCCTGTGCCACAATCTGATCGTTAATTTCTTTTTCTTTGTTATAGGTAGACATATAACTCGCCAATGATCCTGCTGTGTCTGCGTCACCAATAATGTCTCTGAATTCTTGTGAATCTACTAGAGTTTTTAATTTTAATCTCAGAAGATGCGGCCACCAAGTCTGTGAAAATCCTTCTGCCGCTCGGTTAACATCTTCAATTACGTAATATCTTTTTAGTGCAATAGGAATAGTGGCATCCAGTGAATAATCTTCTTTCATATGTGGGAACTCTATCACATCTCCTGACATGGGTTTTCTGCCAATTCTTTCCACCACATCATTTAGATGCACAGTTAGGAATATGGTATCATTTTGTAGGAACATACCAAACTGGGATAGATTAAAATCTATGTCTTGCACATTGTAAATGCCTCGAATAGTATAGATATCTTGCGAATATTGACGATCTCTGTTCTCTAGGAATAGTAAATCTTGTATGGTTCTGTCATTAATTTCACTGGGAGCATAGTTTGGCTGTGTAGGAGACGCGGCTCCGTCTTTGTTTGTATCTCCTTGTTTGTATGGTCCTAGGTATTTGTGTAGGTGTAAATCAGTACCACCCACAGTAAACATCTCTTTGATGTTGCGATCAAAGAACTTGTAATCATTGCCTTTTTCTGGCTTGTAAATTGATAATCTTGGCATCTTACACATATTTATTGATATGAGTCTTGCGGTAAATATGTGTATGTCAGAATTACAAACACTACAACAAGAAGTATTTGATTACGTAAAAAACAATCTAGGCGAAGGCATGATTGAGGTTGAATTAGACCCAAAACACTATGAAACTGCCCTAGAAAGAGCAATTAATAGATTCCGTCAAAGATCATCTAATGCTGTGGAAGAATCTTATGCATTTTTAACTCTTAACAAAGATCAAAACAAATACATACTGCCTGATGAAATTATCAATGTTCGAGAATTAATGCGTAGAACAGTGGGTTCAAGAACTGAAGGTGGCGAAGGTGGTACATTGTTTGAACCATTTAACCTAGCCTACACAAATACCTATCTACTACGAGCAGGTGCAACAGGTGGATTGGCCACTTATTATGCTTTTGCATCTTATCAAGAATTAGTAGGCAAAATGTTTGGTTCATTTATTCAATGTCATTATGACAATGCTACCAAGACTTTAACCATTACGCAGAGACCTAGAGCCGATAATGAAACTGTATTAATGCACACCGACAACTACAGACCAGACATGACTCTGTTGAAAGACATCTATTCTAAACCATGGATTAGAGATTATACTCTTGCTGTGTGTAAAACCATGCTAGGTGAAGCCAGAGGCAAATTCAATACCATTGCAGGACCACAAGGTGGTACCACACTAAATGGTGATCAATTAAAACAGCAAGGCTTTGCTGAAATGGAAAAACTAGACCTAGAAATTAATAACTATGTAGACGGTGGAACACCATATAGTTTTGTTATAGGTTAATTCTTTTTACTTCCATATTAAATAAAAGAAACAACTGTACAGGCAGGCATTATGGCTCAAGAATTTAAAAAGATATCTCAACTCTCCTTCCAAGAATTAGAAGAAATGGTAATTGGCTTAGAAAATATGGCAAAAATTGCTGAATCTAAAAGCATCAAAGATCTAATACTTAAAACCATCAGAGAAACAAAAATAGAACTTGAAAAAAGAATTAAATCCTGTTAGTATATTCAAATGCTGATAGGTTTAGTCGGATTAATAGGTTCAGGCAAAGACACTGTGGCTGAACGATTGGTTTCTCATCACGGATTTAGACGAGATTCTTTTGCACGATCTTTGAAAGATGCTGTGAGCAATATTTTTGGATGGGATCGAGAGTTGTTGGAAGGCAACACCAAAGAATCTAGAGCATGGAGAGAGCAACCAGATGCATTTTGGTCAGAAAAATTTGGCAAAGAAGTAACACCACGTTGGGTACTACAATACTTTGGCACAGAAGTTTGCAGAGGTAATTTCCTAGATTCAATTTGGGTGGATTCTTGTATGGCACGATACAAGGGTCAAAACACTGTGATATCTGACACAAGGTTTATTAATGAAATCAAACAGATTAGACAGCAAGGTGGCAAAATTGTGCTGGTTAAAAGAAATACTTTGCCTAACAAAGAGCAAGTAATTGCTTCAGGTGCTCATCGATCTGAATGGGATTGGATTGGCACAGATTATGATTACATTATCGAAAATACACACACAATAGAATCGTTAAATGGACAGATATTTGATATGGTTAACTATCTACTTCCAAATCACCCAAAGACCACCCAAGATTCTGAGTACTTTTCAACCTTTGACAATTAGCACAAATAGTCTTTAAATTGTAGGTAGACACATTATCTCTGTTGCCGTCCACGTGATACACATCCATTTGTACGGGAGTGCTTGAACGAAATCCACACAACTCACAACGTGCTTTTTTGCGATATCCTGCTTGAAACCATTTGGGTGCATAGCCTGTTTTTAGTTTTTTGCGTTTCCTAATGCAGGTGTCACATTCACTACGCCAATAGATTTTCTTGTCTTTCCTGTAGGCATATGCCCTAGGCTTTTCACGACAACTTTTACATAAGGGTCTTTTCATACTGTGTGTATTTACGTGCCCTATATAGGCACCAAGTTTTAACACAGTTTAAGTCCATTTTACCTTATTCGCTATAAATAGCAATAAGAACCTTGCAAGGAGAGAAAAACATATGGCAACATTAACAAGTCCAGGCGTAAACGTTTCAGTAATAGATGAAAGTTTCTATGTACCGTCAGATGCGGGTACCACGCCACTAATAATAGTAGCATCAGGTCAAGACAAATTAAACGGTGCCGGTGACGGTGCTGCGGCAGGTACAACCACTGCTAATGCTAACACAGCATACTTGATCTCATCACAAAGAGAATTAACAGAAACATTTGGAGATCCAAAATTTTATACTGATGCGTCAGGTGGATCATTAAATGGTTATGAATTAAATGAGTACGGTTTACAAGCGGCTTATTCTTTCCTAGGTATTGCAAACAAAGCATACGTTCTAAGAGCCAATGTAGATATGTCAGATTTAATTGGTTCAACATCAGCACCAACTGCGAATCCAACAAATGGCACATACTGGTTTGACTTGGCTAGTTCTGTGTATGGAATTTTTGAATGGTCAAAAACCAATCAAGCATTTACAACTATAACACCTAAACTGATAACTTCAGCGAATGACCTAGTAGGCAATGTATCTACTGGTGCACCAAAAACTAGTTACGGTTCAAAAGGTGATTATGCAATTAACACCACAGCAGTTACAAATCCAATCTAC